ACTTTTCTACGACCTCGGCCAGACCTTTCCAAAAGATAAGACTATGCCATTCCGTGCGGTCTGGAACCTGGATCCCGTTTTGAAGGGTATAGCCTTTCTCCAATTAGAGAGCAGAAATCAAAGTTATCGGAAAGGGAAAAAGAGCTGACAGAACCTATATTGACGGACCTTGATATGATAGGAATGTTATATCGGTGGTTCCAAGAGATTATTTCTCAAAAGGAGATATTTAGGTCAGGGAATGTTACCCAACGAAAGAAATTCATTTTTATCATCCTGTTTTTGTACTCTCCAAGCACTCTCGCCGGCGGGAAGATGAAGAACGGTCTTCGGAATAAATTAGCGGAGGTCTTAGGCGTTAGTGCGCAGACGGCCATATCCGATAACCGTAATAATCTTGTTTTTTCTTATCAGTTGTATAAGTATTTCCGGCAGGATGTGGATTGGATATATGGGGAAATGATGAAAAGGTTGAAAGCCGGAGTTTAGCTCCGGCTTATTTTATGTACACTTCTACTATTTCGTACATTCCATCACCTAATTGAGAAATAATACTTTCAGCTTCTTCTTTGGTATCAAATTGTTTAATTTCATAAACTTGGTTGATGCCATAGCCAAATGTATTTCCATACTCTCCTTTATACAAATACAAGGATTCTCTGCCAATCATAATTTTTCTGATTACAAACTTCTTTTTCATATCTATTCTCCTTTCTCTATTTTAATTTTCTTCCCACAGTGAGGGCAGGTGATAGTGCTTTCCTCTTTTTCTTCCCCTATCAATTCAGTGATAGATATATTAAGAACACCGGCTATCTTTATGAGATTATCCAAAGAAGGCGATGATTTACCTGTTACAATATTGCTGACAGCGACCTTTGAAATACCAACTTGTTCAGCGAGCCACGCAGAAGTAACATTACGCTCATTCATTATTTCTTTTATTCGTAAATCCATAAACTATACTTTATTTTGATTACTCCGCAAAGTAATGCAAACTTTATCGTATAACCTAATATTGATAAAGTTTGATTTATTAATTATTCTTAATTGATAAAGAAAACTATATCAAAAGTGTTGCCTTTAATAAAGTTTGCTTTATCTTTGCATCATCAGAAACGAAGTAATAACAAATAAAACATATACGATCATGGCAACAAAGAAGATTGATGAAAAGAATACATTGAAATATGCAGTAGCATTCTACTTCTGTACATTAGGCAAAATAAACTTCATGTTAGGCAATAAAATGTATCAGCATATAGATACTGTATGTGACCAAAGAGAAGATGGTAGAGGTTTCAATACTTGTGAGGTCGTTTACAACTACAAGGCTCAAAAATATGAGGTTTTGAATGTAGATACAGAGATAGGCAACAAAGAGATTACGATATTAAATAATTAACCAGCAGGGCGAAAGCCCTGCATAACGCAGAATCAATATGAATAAATCGATCAAAGCAAAAGCGCGGGTAAAGATTATCACAGATTTTGGATATTGGTGTTTGGCTGAAATTCGAGGATTGAAAGAAGGAACGATTTTAGAGGGCAGGTATAACCCCATAAACAAAGCGTTTGATTTTTCTTGGAATGGTCAAGATGCAATGTTATGGATTGAGCAGAATGGAGAACTGATTAGTACCGAAAAGGAATCTATAATAGGCAACATAGTAGTTACAATTGCCGTATGTTATGGTAAACATAAAAATATTATAGCCGAGTTCGATACAATGAAAGAAGCAAGAAAATATGTAAAAGACGAAGGTTACAAAGACAGCATTGAATATTGGTATCTTGCCGCTGAAATTATAAACGAAGATGGCGATATAAATCCTGCTGTATGGGCTAAATCGAAAGCAGAGGCAGTTAGAAAGTTGAAAAAGTTATTATGATATTAATTCTGTAGCTTTCTGGCTACCATAATACAAATGATTATGAGTACACCAAGAACATTAAAATCGGCATTAGAAGCTGGTTCTGTGATTTGTAAACTATATGCCAAATATGACAAGAAAATCCGTGTAACAGTACAAGAACGCTTTCATCAAGCTGATAGAAAGATGTTTCTTGATTTTTGGATTGACAGAGAGTATTTCAAGCGTAATTATCCTAATACATACGACAGATTATGAGAATATATTTTGCACAAGTAGAAACAAGGTATAGGGCAATCAAAGAATGTCCATTTAGTCCTTCTGTAATTGCTAAGGTTTATGGTGGGTTTATGTGTTTTGAATCTCGTTCGGACTACAATATATGGAAAAATCAAAAATGAAAGCAGATTTAGTTTTAGTTATCAGCCCCGAAGCCCCATTGACGAAGCAACTAGGCAAAGTGTTTGGCAAGCTGGTAACCCCTTATAACTTCTCTACTATAGAGAGGAGCGAGAAGTATGTCACGATACGGCATGATGAAACTGGGCTTGTAGTGGCTTATACGAGTGAAGAAAGATTGAATGTGAAACATTAAATATTGATTATTATGGGTGAAATAGCAGATAGTTTAATTAGTGGTGAATTTGATTGCATCACCGGTGAGTATTTAGGTGATGCCGTTGGCTATCCAAGAACTTATGTACGTGAGGCGCATGGGTATGTACCATCTTTTGGAAAGAAACCATCAAGCAAGGCGAATGTATGTATTACCAACATGTGCAAAGATAGAGGCTTCGACAACCGCCAAAAGATAGAGTTGGTTGCCAAGTTCTTGCACGGTAAGGGCTATGAGCAGCTACCTAAATTAGGGCGGCAATACAAGATAATATTCAATGAATATAAGTCTGAGTTTAAAAGATTTTTAGTTGAACAAGTAAAGCAAAGAAGCAATGAATAATATATTTACAATCTGCTATTCAGAAGAAGAAGCGAACGAAATAGGGCACTTCATAATGAGTAAAGGTTATGAGGGTGTCCAGAATGATAGTTACAGATATTGCCGTGAATCAATTCGGTGGGCTTTAAAACAATCTAAAAGACATCATTTATCTTATATCTATGTTGGTGTTATGGGTTGTCAAATGTGCGTATCCAGAAACAAGCGAGGTCTTAGACGAAAAGGTCTTAAATACATAGAGAAGAAGCGAATGTTCTATGAATTGTTAGAATTTACCGAATATTTGAAAAAAGTACGTGGACTTAATAAATAGCTTATGAACACAATAAACGAAAACGGTTGCAGTGTATGCCAACCCGGCAAAGAAAATTACACCACCTACAACACCAGGTTGAGAGGTAAGAGAGTGAGAATGTACCAGTACGATTACCGTACTGAAAGTGGTGAACTGTTTTCTTGCTGTGCGCCTATTTTAGAGGCGTGCAGAGAAAAACGGGATAAATGGCTTAGTTTACGACAATAAATCGATTGTCATAAATAACGATTGAAGATGTTTCTGTGTCTTTGGTTATGGTTGTACCTTAGTGGCGCTATCGCGGGTTAGAGCAGTGGTCAGCTCGTCACTTTGACTTGGTGAAGGTCAGCGGTTCGAATCCGTTACCCGCAACTACTTAGTTATTCAATTAAAAATGGCACGATTATGAATATTTTAACACTCTCGATTAAACAGAAGTATTTCGATGAAATCTTAGCAGGCAAGAAAACTCACGAATACCGTGAAATCAGACCAACTAACGCTAAGAAGTATATCACTTACCTCTGTGGTGGCAAAGAATATCCGGCTGATGCAGAACTACCTGAAGAAGGAGAGGCTGAATTAAAGCCTATCAAGTATGATGCCATCAAGCTTCTGACAGGTGCATATACGAGCAAGCGTCCTTATATCATTGTAGAGGTAAAGAACGCAGAAGCAGTAATTCTCACAGATGAAAACGGTAATGATATTGTTTACGAATATCAAGGCGAAGAATATCTTGCCGCACAAATGGATTATACTTTGGGTAAGATATTAGAGAAACATATAGATTGATTTGTTTAACTTTTAAAATTAGAAAGCAGAGTCGCAAGAAGAATTAACAGAGTAGCCGGGCCTCGCAGAAATATGAATGGTGCAGGGGCAGGTGGTAGATTGGTTGCCAATCGTAGAGGTACAGCAGCACTACGCAGTTAGGTTCACGTAGGCAGCGTTACGCTGATTTACGTGTTTCAATGGGATTAAACGGTGGCTAACCTATGAACAAGGTAGAACGAGCGAACCGGTATATAGACCTCATTCGGGTAAAATCGAATGAGGCTTTACTGTTTTTATCACTTGGTAAGGATTCGCTTGTTCTGCTTGATTTAGTCTATCCAAAGTTTGACCGGATTGTTTGCGTGTTCATGTACTTTGTCAAGAATTTGGAGCATATTAACCGTTGGATAAACTGGACTAAAGCCAAGTATCCGAAGATAGAGTTTGTTCAAGTACCACATTGGAACCTTACTTATATTCTCCGTGGCGGTATGTATTGTGTGCCAAATCCGAAAGTAAAGCTATTGAAGTTGGCAGATGTGGTAAAGGCTATGCAGCTTACTCATGGAGTTTATTATACATTCTTGGGCATGAAAAAAGCTGATGGTATGAATCGTAGGCTTATGTTGAAAAGGTATGAGGTAAACGGTTACGAGAATAACGGTATGGTTTATCCTTTGGCTGATTGGACACAAAAGGATATTCTTGCTTATATGAGGCAGCACAATTTACCTGAACCAGTTCGGTATTCATTGAAAGCCAGTTCGGGAGTAGGTTTCAATCTTGATTGTATGCTTTGGATGGAGAAGAATTACCCGCAAGATTTACAGAGAATTTACAGAGTTTTCCCGATGGCTGAAAGAGTGCTTTGGGAGTATCATAATCAACAAAATTAATAAGGAGAATTGCTGAGTCAGAAAAAGAAAGACAAGAGAACAGATATATGCTCAGGCAGAAAGATTGAGCGAAGCTAACTGGAGAAGAAAAAATACATGGAGTAGCAGTGCCGCAAGCAGGCGTGCAAAACAATCTCGTGATAATCTTATAGCAAGAGCCGAAAGGAATACTCTTCGGCAGAGAGGTTTCGGTCTAAGTAATGGCTAATATGGAATTATCAAAATACATAAAGAGTGAATCGATGGAACTTAATCGTTCTGCCATTCACTTTGCGGATTATAATCCCCGAAAACTATCTGATGAATCACGTAAGACACTGAAACGTGGCATCAAGAAATTCGGATTGGTAGGTGGAATAGTTGTGAATAAGCGTACCGGGCTTACCGTAGTTAGCGGACATCAACGTTTGTCTGTCATGGATGAATTGCAGAAGTTCCCCGATAATAACTACCGTATTCGTGTCGATGTCATAGACGTGGACGAGCAGCAGGAAAAGGAGTTAAACATTCTAATGAACAACCCTAATGCACAAGGTACATGGGATTTTGACGCTCTTGCCCGTATTGTTCCTGATATTGACTGGAAAGATGCAGGTCTGACCGATGCAGACTTGAATATGATTGGTGTCGACTATCTTTTGCAGACCGAAGAGGAAAACTCTATTGCGGATGCTTTGTCTGATATGATGGTCCCAGTTTCCGAACAGAAAGAAGCCGATAAAGCCGCCAAGCAGTTGGAACGTGCCGAAAAGGTTGCCCACATGAAAGAGGTCAAGCATCAGGTGAAAGAAAACGCACAGAAGCAAGTCGAGAACATGGATGCCTATGTGATGTTGTCCTTTGATACCTATGAAGCTAAAGCCGCTTTCTGCGAAAGGTTCGGGTATGATCCGGATATGAAGTTCATAAAGGGAGAAGTATTTGATGAACAAGTAGAAAGAATAGATTAATTATTGGGAGGAAAGCTGAGTTAGAAAGAAAACATATAGCCAGTTATATCAGCAGTCCAGACGAATAATGTACAACGCTGGAAGGGCAATACGGGTTAGGTTCTGCAAGACAAAGAAACATAAGGGATAGAACGAAATCTATAATGGGAAGATATGCTGAGAAAATAGATAGCTATTTCTCAAAAAGAGGAGTTGATGTCTATGGAAACAAGCCAATTTCTCGCCGTGTATATTTTACCTTTTCTATTTTGAGATTCGCTATTGCTCATATTACTTCTTTAATTTTCCACATTTCTCACATTGTTCATACCTGAACTCAGAGAACATCACACTACCTTTCCAAACATAATGATGAACACAAAACAGGTTTTGCTTTAGAACATTCCTTATCCAAAGTATAAAATCGCCAATCATAATTTTAACCGTTATTGTTACCCATATATACACGGCGAGAAATTGGCTTGTTTCCATAGACATCAACTCCTCTTTTTGAGAAATAGCTATCTATTTTCTCGGAAGAAAGCCAAAGTTTGATTATACAAGCGAGGACTTTCTTTCTCTCGTGGAATCGTATGCCAAAAAGGGATTCACTGATAAGGAAATTGCCTATGCCATTGGGATTTTACCACAAACTTTCTGCGAAAAGAAAAGTGAGTACACCGAAATATCCGAAGTCTTAGCGCGTGGGCGCGCGACAATCAATGCCACTGTAAGGGCTAAATTCCTTGCAATGGCTCTCGGTGGCATAAAAACCAAAAGCACCGTGGTAAGAAAGCTCCGTGATTCAGAAGGGAATTTGACGGGCGAAGATGAATTACAAGTTAGCGAAAGCGAGTTGGCACCAAACTTGCAAGCAATGTCTGTTTGGCTGTATCACCATGATGAGGATTGGAGAAAGGTTGAACGCAAGCAGGATGAAGACGATGATGCCAACAGACATAGAGCATGGCATCAACATTGATTCCTGGATTAAAGACAAGCTAAAATGATAGTACCCCAAGAAATTTACCATCCATTATACGAGGATAAGGAAAAATTTATAATTCTTATTACCGGTGGGCGTGGTAGCGGAAAGTCTTTCAATGCTTCTACTTTTATTGAGCGGTTGACTTTTGAAATGACTCCTGTAGAGAAGATTGTGCATCAGATTCTTTACACCCGTTACACGATGGTTTCTGCCGGTATGTCTATCATCCCCGAAATGATGGAGAAGATAGATTTGGACGGTACCACGAAATATTTCAAGACCACAAAGACGGACATAGTCAATAAGATGACTAAGAGCCGTATCATGTTTCGGGGTATCAAGACTTCTTCCGGGAACCAGACAGCAAAACTGAAATCCATTCAAGGCATTACGACTTCGTCTGCGATGAAGCGGAAGAGTGGACAAGCGAAGATGAGTTCGACAAGATAATGCTCTCCATTCGCAAGAAGGGTATTCAGAACCGGATTATCATTATAATGAACCCATGCGATTCCAATCACTTCATCTACAAGAAATACATTGAGAAAACTCACAAGCTGGTAGAGATTGACGGTGTGCAGGTTCAGATTTCCACTCATCCGAATGTGCTCCATATCCATACTACGTATTTTGATAACTTAGATAACCTTTCTCCTGAGTTCCTGAAAGAGGTGGAAGATATGAAGGTGAGTAATCCTGAAAAGTATGCTCATGTGGTTATCGGCCGGTGGGCTGACGTTGCAGAAGGTGCTGTGTTCAAGAAGTGGGGAATTGTTGACGAGTTCCCGGCTTGGGCAAAGAAAATTGCTTTCGGGCAAGACTTCGGTTATACGCATGACCCGTCTGCTTCCATTCGTTGTGGTATCGTTGATAACGCCCTTTACTTGGATGAAGTGGATTACCGTACTGGATTGCTTTCTTCTGACATCATCAAGACTCTTCGCCCGTGGGGATTGAAAGTCATTGCTGACAGCGCAGACCCACGTTTGATTCAAGAGATACACAACGGAGGAATCAAGATATATGCCGTAGAGAAAGGTGCAGGCTCTATCAATGCCGGAATTGACAAAATGAAAGATATGGAGATTTATATAACCAAACGCTCGTACAACTTGCAAAGCGAGTTCAGAAAGTATGTTTGGGCAAAGGATAAGGACGGGAACTATATCAACGAACCGGAAGACCATGACAATCACGGAATAGATGCTGTACGTTACTATGTATTGGGTGAGCTTCTTGGTCAGATTCAGAAGCCGAAAGATTTAACAGGAATATTCACACATTAAAAATATAAACTATGCCATTGAATTTAGAAGAAATATTAGCATTGCCTGACATCGGGCAGAAGATAAACTACCTGAAGAAAGGTAGGAAGACTGAACTTCCCGACCGTTGCAAACTTTGGGATGATTGGAATCCGGAACGCCACGAAATCATTGTGGATAAAGAAAAGTATCCGGACAGAAAAGTACTTGATAAGGAATCCGAAAAAGTTTTCGATGAAAAAACTGGTAAGACTTATGAAATC